GATCTTAGCTTTACTCTTTTTTTCGACCTCAGCCTTGATCTGTTTTTCCAGCTCGGGCCGGAGTTTCTTTTCCGCATCCTCGGCAGCCTGAGCGTTCATGGTTGCCTTTTCAGCTGCGAGCTTTTTCTTTGCATCCGGATCGATAATGATCAGAGAGTTTCCGATCTGTCTTTTGCCTGCCGGAGTTTTTGCATAAGCAGTCAGATCATTCTGCTCTACCGGAGTGATCGTTCCCTTTCCAGGGCACAGCGTAGCTCCAACAAATATGGAGTTGCCGTCATTTCTTACCTTTACTGTAGGCATGATTATTCTCCTCTGTTATAGGTTTTGATTTTAACGCACCAATACTATTGTCAAAAGGGATGCCCTGATTCAGAGCATCCCTGATAGAAAGCTATCGATGATTATATATCATCTACATAGCGCATTGCGGTCGCGCGTTTCACATTGAGCCCGGAAATCTGATACTCCATCGGAGCGTCAATTCCGTAATGTCTTTCAATGGTTCTTACGATCCGCGGCTGGATAGGCATCGCCATTTCCATGATCCGCTCATTATTGAAGCCGAAGAGACAGCGATCGGATCCGCCATCGCCAGCGCCAGCGAGCTCTGCAACGGTCTGCATTTTCAGCTCTGTTCCGGTGCGCCTGCTCCACTGATTATTGACTTTGACATATTCCCAGACGGTTTTGCTGGCATCATCAGCGAGCTTTGTGTCGCCGATCAGAGTTTCCTGAGCGAGCGGAAGATATATCGTCAATCCGCCTTTGATGATCCGGGACATAACCTCGGAAGTCTGAGCGATGATAGCAGCTACATTCGTCTGAATGAAGGCCACCATCTCATCCGGGCTCATATTCGCGATTGTTTTCGCTGAGCCGGATGCAGGAATATCAGAGTTATTGATCAGGCCCTCAAAACCATAAGCAGAGTTTCCGAGCAGTCCAACTTCCTCGATATGATCAAGGCAGCCCTCGGTTCCGGCTTCAATGGTTTTGGTGTCCAGCGCGATCCCTGTAAAAGCAGCTGAGCGAAGATCCGCATCGTTCCAGTTAGGAATGATTCCACCGCGCTCGATATTATAGGGAACAGTCTGGAGAGATACCGAAGCTGTGCCGGCATCCTTCCCGGAATTATCAATAAATTTTCCCTTTCCGTAACGATTCGTTACGCGATAGGCATAGCTCCGGACGCCTTCGGGAATATTTGTGACGATAGGAAAATACTCATCAAGGCGGAAATCGGTGTAAAGGATTTCCTCAACAACTGCCTGGATTGCCTGCATGTTGTTCGTCACGAAATGGATAGCCTGAGCCGCGGCTTCCTCATCCTGGAGCGGAACCTGAACCGGAGCATGAGGACTCGGAAGAGCGTCAAAATTATGAACCCTTTCGCGAGCTGCGAGCTGCTGATTGTGAGAATCGAGAATTCCTGCTTCCCGATAATCCTGTAAATAAGAATAGTCGCTTTGTTCTCTACCGAAAATATCTGGCATTTTATTGCCTCCTTATTCTGAAATTAATATTAATTATATACTATTTTAAGCCTTGTCCGGTCATTTCAAGACAAATTATGACAGATCAAGAACCTTATACGTAATATAGACATCGAGAACCGCATCGTCAGAGGCGTTTCCTGCGATCTCTCCGTCTCCGGTATTTGCTAGAGCCAGATTCTTATTCGCAACATCAGCAAGAGCGTCAATCGCATCTCCGGCAGCTATCGCGGAAGTAACTGTATCAGCTGCAGCATCGATAAATCCAGTTGATTCAATCGCGCCGGATGCAGCAACAGCGGCTCCGTCATCATATTCAACAGCGAGATTGTCATCAGTTTCAGTCAGAACCTCAGAGCCAGCTGTCAGAACGAGCATCGCGGAAACAAACTGCAGAAGCTTGTTCGCTCCAGGAGCAGCCACCAGCTCATAAGGAGTAGCGCGAAGAGTTTTGATATCAGCTGCAGGAATGCTGACCTTTACGGTTTCCGCTTCGATCGGAGTGATCGCTGAGAAACCATAATTCGGAGTAGCAGCTTTTACTTCCACGATCTCTCCATCGCCTACGGTTTTGCCGGGCTCAAGATAAACAGTGAAAGTTTTTTTCCGGAGATCATTCGCGGAAGGGCCTGCAGGAGCATACTTGATCCACTTGCCGGTCGCCTCGTTATAGATAACGGCATCCTGATCCTCCAGGGTTTCGCCTGCCAGAACAAAGACAGAGCCGAAGGGAACCAGCTTTTTGATTACTTCATCCGCATCGAATACAACCTCGGTGAGATTGTTGGTGGTCGGGGATCCGATATCGGTGTTATAATCATTGCTATTAAAAGAAACGATATGAGTCACGAGCTTTCTGGTGGCCTCATCGGTCGGGAGGATATACTTCCCGGTTGCAGCATCATAATAAACACCCTGGCCCGGTTTGAGCTCGACTCCTGCAATTCCCATATCGGTGTCATAAGGAGCAGAAGGACGAGCGATTTCGCCAACCTGTCCGATCTGCTGACTGTAAGAATACGTTCTCTGAATTAATCTCGGCATTTGTTTGCCTCCTTTTTTTTCATGTTAAAATTTAAAAATTATCTCTCAAATCATTCAAGGATTATTATTTCTTTTTTCTGTCCCTCTGCCTGAATTTCAATACATTCATAGGAGCTGACAGAACATTGTTCATGCTGTCCTTCCATTTGCCATCTATAAAGCTGGCGGCTTTTTTGCGATCGGCTGAGATGGTGTCAAGGATCCCCATCAGATACTCATCGGAATGATCCTTCATCTTCTCAGGCTCTATCCCTACAGCCTCGAGAGCTTTCTCAAGGATGTCGCGATTCTCAGCCTTATGCATATCAAAGTCTTTTACATCTTTGAGGAAAGGGCCTGCCTTATCCATCAGCTTAATGCGAGCGGAAGCATCGTCCTTGACCTTTGCGTCCATCTGTTCTTTGGTCATGGTTTCCTCTTCGCCTTCCTGATCGCCAGCGCCGCCTTCGCCTCCTCCGTCACCGCCTTCGCCACCGGCTGCACCACCTGCCGGAGCTGCACCCAAGTTTTTTGCAATTTCAACCGCAAGAGCTCCCTGGAATTCCGGAGAAGCAACAATCTCTTCAAGGCTGGGTTTCAGCTCTGCAACGATAGCAGGCACGAGCGCCTGGATATCGATATCCTGATTTTTTTTCAGGATCAGCTTTGAGAATTCCTGCAGATCATCAGCGGAAGCCTGATCGGAATCCTTTGCTTTTTTCATGAAGCCCTTAATCTGTTTGTCGGTATACCCGGCATCTCTTAACATTTTCATCAATTGTTCTTTCGTCATTTCACTTCCTCCTGTATCTAATATTTTGACAGTATCGCCACATCGGCCCTCCGGGACGATTGCAAGATGATTGTTCAGCATCGGCCCGTCCATCATATACGAATATTTGCACCCGTCAGAGAAAACTCCCTCTTTCGAGATTATAAAAACGTCATATCCAAGGCTCAGCTCCTCGACCTCTCGCTCAAGAACCTTTTTGACAATTGCTTCCTCTTCTATCTGAATAGAAGCTCCGAGGCGCTCTGTATCAATCGCCTCAACCGTCTCCCCTACTGATCCAACCCGAAGCCGGCTTACATTTGTTGAATCAACGTCCTGCTCTGGATGCAGCAAGACGATCGGCTTCATCTTTACGCTCTCGATTGTTTCCGGATGAAAGACCGTTTCAGCTGGTCTTAATACTCCGACTTCCTCATCAGAATCGATCCCGAAATCCCGGGCCGAATACATCTGCACGCCAACTCTGGTGATTGCAGCTGTGGCTTTGAGAAATCCTTCCGGAGTCAGCTTTCGAGTTGATTGAATAGGAAGCTCTACCTGATCAACGACGTGAATTTTTCCGCCTTTGAAATCTTTAAGCTTGTGCAGTTTCTTTTTCATCATCAACCTTTTCAGCATCATAATTCTTTTTTATAATCCTATGAAATGTGGATCCAACACTATCAGAAAAAAGCAGCCTGCAGACAACATCAGTTCTGACTTCCTTGTAAAGATATGCGGCTCCATCCTTAAAAACGATAAGAAGCTCGCTGGTTTCGAGATCATAAGATACAGTTGCGATATTGGAGCTCTCCACTTCATATTTTTTCATGCTGCCGCTCTCTCTTCTGATTGTTGTAATTCAGGGATTACAGGAATCGCAATGCATCGACAATTGAAAGCTTCTCCTGGATGCCCGTCATGAGGTGGGATTTTCCAGAGAAACTCTTTTTGATTCCTGCTATAATGATCACCATGGCCCGGAGATGGATCAGGATAAGCGCCTCCGGGAGTTCCTACGACTCGCTCGTCCTCTGATGTTTGCCAGATATATGACTTGATTCCAAGATCAGTTTGACGAGCTTCATTTAATCGACCGACTATTTTCTCGGTCTGATCTCGAGCTATGAATCGCGCTCGATTATTTGCTACCTTGAATCTTTTCTCGAGGGTTTGAACCATTGCCTGTTGATCAAATCCCTTCTCGAAAACGATCTTATCAAAGCTGGAAACGATTTGCAAGTTGAGCTCCTCCGGAATGCTTTTTATCAAGGCAATATTATCGAGGAGGGCCTGATTCATGATCGGCCTGATCGCCAGATCGCTCATCATTGGAGTGATATCTATTCCCAGAGCCGCCTGAAAAGATTTGATCATCTGGGCCTTATGAGCGGCCCGAATATTATCCAGAGCAACGGAGGCCGTTGCTACTCCGAATGTAGGCGCAGCGACAAATCTTTCAAACTCCAGATTGACAGCATTTTTCCAGGCTGCAGCGATAGGCGGAACCGTTGCGAGCTTCCTCTTTACTCTTTCGAAAAGAGGATTCAGGATATCTTGACGGATTGCGCGATAATACGCGCTTTCATCTTTCCGCCTCGGGCCTGTAGGTTTTGGAGTCCTTAGTTTCGCCATTTCTTAAACCTTGCTTTTATCTTATCGATAACTCCGGCCTCAGCTGACTTCTCAGCTCTCAGCTGCTCGATTATCTGAGCGGCAGCCAGAGCTCTCTTCTGGGGATCTGCCTCAGGAAGAACGCCATCCATCGCCTCCAGAAAAGAAAAGATATCAATCTTTTTCAAAGCCTCTCGGGCCTCATCTTCATCGATCGCGCCAACATTAATCAAGGGAACAATTGCCTGCGATAGCTTTCCGGCTACCTCGGCCTTATCTTTTTCGCTCAGATCTAGAAGAGAAACAAATTCATATTGAACCGGCTCCTGAATTCCTGCGTCAGCTGCGAGGACCTTATCGATTTTATCCAGAGGCTCCGGAAGCTTATTCTCCTGATCAGATTCGACTTTCAGAGCATACTCCCGGGCTTCGCCTTCTCCGGTTGAATTCAGGCCTACAACAGATTTTCCCCAGAATCGTTTTTCAGGAATCTCAGCCGCGGCAGCGAGCCTCAAAGCATTCCGATCGAGAAGATCCGGAAGGCCTGCGAACGTGAGATTATCCCGGGTAAAATCATCCTCGGTATCCATGAAGTTTGTCCGATAGAGCCCGAGATATCTGGTGGTCAATGCCATCCTCTCGTCAAGAGTCATCTCTCCCTCTCCTACCTGTCCGGAGAGAGCATCCTCAAAGCCGGAGATCTTTTGATTCTTAATCGATGCCTCATTCACAAGATGAGCCGCGCCCTTCGCTACATTCGCATCCTGAAAGATTTCAGTCAGAACGGGAATGATAGGAGCAACGCCCCAGTCCTGGTCATAAACTTGCCATGAATTATCAGAGAGAGGCTTTCTTCCATCGAATCTCAATACCCTCGAATGATGAGCAACAAAGGCTCCGCCATGCTTCAAGGTGATTCTATAAAAGATCGGCATGCCATAGTTCCGGGAAAAGGGATTCGGCTCTTTCTGAACGATTGTTGCATCGAATCGATCAACAACGATAATATTGGAAAGATCTCCCTGGAGCATCCGATTGATATTGAGAGGCTCATCAGGAGGCGCTTCTTTTGTCAAGATAACAAAGAGGCCCGTTCCATACAGCCGAGCGCTCTTCATTGCGGCCTTGAGTTTCGTTTTTATTTTGAATTTTGTTTCCGCCTGCTCCATCTTCTCGATGTTCTGATCTTCCATCTCGACGAACCGCCGCCATTTGACGAACATATCATCGACCGGAATGTCTATGAATTTTGCAGCGGCCCAGGATTCGTTGTAAATTGTTTCATGACGATTCCGGGAATAGAGACGAGAAGGTTGAAAAAAGGAAAGGCTGTTTTTATCAATATCAGTGCCGGCTCCGGTTATAGGATTAACCAGACCGCCGGTAAAATAGGAGCTCGAGTAATCGTATTGATCCTTGTTTCCTCTGATAATTCTAACAGGAGGACGCTGCCGAGCTGGCGCTTTACGATCTCTCGCAATATTTTTTTTAATTCTGGGTTGTATCACGCGGCCCTGAGCCCTTTTTTAATGTCAGTAGCGTATGCCATAATTACAGAGTCAGCTTTATTAGGGCTTACCGCATCCTCAGGTGCTTTGTCAACTTTTATTTTTCCAGAGCTATCATCATAGATCGCTTGATTCAATTCGGAGAGCAATCCTTCCACGTCCTCGATCGAGCCGGATATGAAAAAACATTTATTAAGATCAACCTTTTCGCCATCGAGAGCCTTGATCGTATTCTCCATACGGAGCCGGATATTCCACCAGGCCTGGGAGGCTGCATTCGCGAAATAATCCTTATTTTTGACCTTGAGCTGACGATGCTTAATGAAAAACCGAGCCGGGCCTTTAACTTTTCCATTGAATAGAAACGGAATGAATCTCTTGATCCCCGGGCCTGCTCCGGTCTGGGGATTCTTTTTGATCCGCGAGAGATCCGATTTGATTCCGGCCCCGAGGCCTCCAGCATCATAATGCATGCTGACGACATTATTTTCTTTATTCAGGAAATCTGCTTTCGATGCTGTCATGTGCAGATATTTGACTTTCCATTCCCGAACAATTTTCAGGAGAGCGGCTTTCCTGCAGGCCCAGCTGTTTGTATCATTTCCCTCGTCTGCAACATCGAGCCCGGAATATGTCATTCCTGAGGGTTTATAATTAAGCTTGATATGAGCATCGATGCACTTGAGGAGCTTGTCGTATGCGAGAACCTTGAACGCTCCGGATTTATCATCAGGCTCGCCTTCCCAGATATGAGCATATCTTTCCGGCTGCGTCTTGAGGCATATCTGGCGCTCGAGCTCAAGCTCTTCTGTGAAATATGGATTGTCCTGCCAGTTGACGTTGATAATATAGGCATTGTCTTTGATCTCATCCGGAATATTTTTCGAGAGGAACATTTTATCGATCGGATCAGATCGGGAGCCTCTATTCATTGAGAACCAGATCTCCGATCCTTTCTTTCTGATGGTAGGAAGCAGGATCTCGAGAACATAAGGTTTCAGAACATTCGCCTCATCGATCCAGAGGATATCAACATCAGACCAGCCTTTTATTGAGAGCACATTCCGCTCGAGGCCCTTGAAGGTAAAAACCGTCTTTGTATATCTATGAATGATTTTTTTATTTGTGATTTTATATTCGGATTCCAGGCCGAGCCGAACGATGGAGGCCTCCAGATCCGTCTTGACTGAATCCTCAATTGAATTCTGGAATTGACGGCCGCAAACTATTTTAAGACGCTCCTGAGCGCCTCTCATGATCAGAGCATCAGAGAAGTTCCAATTCTTTCCGGCTCCTCGACCACCCCAATAGAATTTGAATCGCTTAGGATAATATATATATTTGAATTTCGGAGGAGGCTTTACAGCTATAGTGACGCATTCTCTCTCCATGGATTATCTCGCGCAATATTGTCGTTTGATTCTGGCTCTGACAATTGGAGGTTGAGCCCAGAGCCCTTGAAACTCTCTCCAGGCTTCCGTTGAATCTCCTGCCTTATTTTTCCAGAGCATAGCCATCGGAAGGAATCCGGCGCTCCAGGCCTCGAGAATTCTCTTTTCAGCTGCCTCGAAAGTATCTCCGGGAATTCCTATCAGGACGTAGCATCTTAGATGATGCCTGGTAAAATCTGCATAATTCAGCATTTTTCCAGCCTCGATCAATGGCTCAAGATCCTCAGGCTCATCATAAGCGAAGTAAAGCCGATCAGGCCGGGCTTCCCATAAAAGAGCAACATGCCATGGTTTCAATCGAGCAGCCTCGAGGCCTCCGGTCAGCTGGATGCGCTTTCCGGAATCCCCGAGCATCTTGAATACTTTTTTTATATGATCGTCAGAGCATGCGAGAATATTTGAATCGAGCAGATTGAATCCTTCTGTCAAGGGAAGCTCTCGGATCTTCCGGCCTTCCCTTTTCGGAACATCACAAAACCAGCATTTGTTAGGGCATCCTCGAGAGGTTATGACGTAGCCCTTTTTTAAATATCGGCCCGGAATAAAATCTCCGGAAGGATCCCCGAGCGCTGGGCCTCCGATTTTTACAGGAGCGACCGATTCCCAGGCTCGAGCCAGCTTTTCAGCTCTCGGAATATCATAAGTGAATGTTACGCTGATATGAACCTCATCGATTGGAGGCATCAAGAGCTCAGGCTCATCGAAAAAAGCGAGCTCGTCATCAGGCGAAGCGTTTGTCTTTCGAGGGAAGACTCTTGCTAAATTCATTTTTTATCCTTTTTAGGATCCTCTTCAATAATTACAACCTCGAATCTTCTATCGATCGGATTGTCAGTCGGAGGCGGCTCGTCATCATCTTTCCACATTCCGAAATACGCTCCGATCATCTTGAGAGCATCGAGCGCTTTTCCGGTTTTATATTTTGCAATATAGGGAGTGACTTTCGCCTCTCCGTTCTCAACGGTTTTCACATAGGCGAATTTACCAACTGATTCGATGAGCTTTGCATCCTCGGGATCCAGATCTTTCAAAGGAAGCATATTTCCGTCTTTGTCCAGGAAACATTGAGGATTGAATTCAACGCGCTTCTGCAGCTCGAGGAGAACATATTCAATGCTCAGCCTTGATTTCTCCTCGATCTTTTTCAGATTCTTATCCATATACTCAGCGATATGCTTCTTATTAAAGAAGACAACGGCTGACGAATAGGAGGAGCTCTTTTTGCATTTAGGATGACCTACTCGATAACAGCGAGCTTTCGACCATGTAGGGTTTTCAAGCTTAGCCATACAGATCATCATTTCAACCTGAGTCAGCTTTTTCTTTTTGGGAGGCTTCTTTTTCGGAGCTGCTTTCTTTTTCTCTTCTTTTTTTGCCATGAATCAGATCTCCTCTCGCTATTTATGGCGATCAGGACCGCATCGCTATATCTGATCGATGAGGCCCAGAGTTATCTGGAGCGGCTGGGTAGGTATCGAACCTCCGCTGTGAGGATGGGCTCCTCCATCGCACCGTTTCAGCCGCTTGTTTTTCCCTTATACATCGAGGCTCCTGATTTTTCAATATCTGAAAAGGGAAGGATCGGAACCGTTAATCTTTCCCGGGCTTTCTTATTTAAAAAATATATATATCGAATCTGGAAGCCGGGCTTCTTTTTATATCCGGCATCCACAAAGGATTTCATCGAGCTGACATTTTTCGCCAGCCTCAGGCTGAGATCCGTTGCACAGCTGCCGTCCGGCGCTTCCCAGATTGTCGTATTCTTTTTAATTCCTATCAGATCGAATCCGCTCGCTCGATAGATTGTGCCGTCTCCGCATTGCGTTGCATCCGCGAAGGATAGAACCCACTCGATGAAGGGATAATTCTTTTTGATTAATCGCATACAGAAGGCGATTGCTCTGCTCTCGCTGTTCCTGGGAAGCTTCTCGCTGAATGCCATCCGATTGAGCTCCAGCATGCCCCTCCATGGAGTATCTTTGACCAGAGGGAGAACCTTCCGCTTATCGATCGGAGATCCAAACTGCAGAGCTCCCTCGAGCCTATTATTGAAAAAGACTCCCAGATGCAGGGAGCTGCTGTTCACGACTTTTCCGGAATAATGGAGCCGCTTAATGCAGGCCCTCGCATCCTCAGCCGAGATCGGTTTAACTATTATGCTTTTTGCTGCTCCCATTATACGCCTCGCATATCCTTGCAATCGCATTCCCGTTCTGATTATCATTTCCGGTATCTATAAAAGGCCCTTGATCCTTTGCTTTCCTGAGAGCCTTCTTTATCGCCTGAACCTGATCATCATGCAGGATGAAACTCATCTGTTGAAATGGCTCTCGATCCTGATCCTTGAGATCCGGGAGCTCCGTCTCTCCGATTCCGATTCCGAAATCCTTGAGCTCTATCTCATCGAATCCCGTCAGCTCCATATCAAAGTCGGGAAGATCATTCAGATCAGCCAGAAGATCAGAGAGGAGCCCTGATTCCCACTCTCCGCTGTGCTTATTCGCTGCAATGTTGGCAGCCTTTTCCTTTTCCTCGGGCCAGTCAACTTCTCGATATGAACAATCTCCGAAGGGAGTTTTGATGATTCCTTTTGTTTTATCAATAGGCCATGAAGGATCGAAGAGCGATACTCTCTGATGGCCTCCGATCAGATTTCCGGTCTGGATATTGAAAACGATCCCGGACAGATCCCCAAACTCCTCGAGGGATTTTTTGAGCATTGCCAGCTGTTTCTTGCTGATCTGCCTGGGATTATAAGGCGCGGCCTTGAGATCCTTGACTTTTGTCTGCCGGATCTTCTTTCGAGCTGGTTTCTTTTTGGTTTTCTTTTCAGGCATGCTCTCTCCTCTTCTGATTAAAAATAACATATTTCAAGAAAGCGATCAAACATTATGCTTTCTTAATGCGTTTGGCTTTCTTTTTGCTCTCCATATATATCCGAAAAACGCTCCTGAATTCTGCAATCATTTCGACCAGTTGGGAAACGATAAATAATATCAGGAGCGCGATCCTTCCGATTCTGCTTTTCCTAAGGTTTGTCAATATGCTTTTCCCTCATGCAATTGTTTCACATGAAACATTATTTCCGAAGAGCTGAATGACGCGCTCGACCGCATATCTGCCGTTGTTATTCAGATGGCGCTGCCATGCTTGCTCAAATCTTGACCAGCGGAAACCGTTTGATTTCAGGATCTTCCGGATCGATTCTGCAGGCTTCCCGGGAAAGATCAGCTGAATCCGATTGATATCAGCATTCTCTCGAACCTTGAATCCATCGTGCTCGATTTCCTTTGATTCGGCAGGCTGAGCCTTGAGGGATTCGATCCTTTTTTTCAGCCGGTTTATATTTGCGTTATTATTCTGCAGCTGATAGGAAGCAATCCCGATCCTGCAGCAATGATCCGGTTTCAATAGATCTCGGGCCTGAGCTTCTGATATATGAAAAGCCTCGATCAATTCCTTTACCTTCTCATCATCCGAGAGCTTTTTCTTTCTTACGATCTTATTGATTCCCTTATAAAACTCCTGGAGCTCGATCCTTTTATCGAGCTTTTTCTGCAGCTTGATGACTGCGTCTGGATCGTCAGAGCTTATCGCTCTGTTGCTTTCGGCTGCCGCGGCTTTTCCTCGATAATGCTCTGCTTTTGCTGCCTCTTCGCATGATCTATCCATCTTTTTATGAATCCGGTTTCTATAATTGCGATCAGATTTCTCTGAATGATGGCCTACCAGGATCGGTTGCCCTAATGGAATCACAGAAGCCATCTCTCTTGATTCCTTGTATAAGGCGCTCGATTTTTTATCAGCCTTATCTGCCAGCTCATGAAAGCGATTGATCCGAGCCTCTTTTTTCTCTTCGTATCTTTTTCGATCTACCATGATTATCTTCCTCCAGAAAGATTTTTGATGATAAAAAAGCTTCGGAAGGATTTTCAGCATCGAGAATCCTTCCGAGCCTAATCAGTTGATATTATTTTTTCTTTGTAGCCTTTTTCCGGGCTCTTCTCCTTTTCGGCCTCTCTGTTGGCTTCATATCATGGACGGTTTTCTCGATTTTATCCGTCACAAAAGCATGAATGTTATTGATCGCGAGCAGAGCATCCTTTTTGACCGGCTCCGCTACCTGAGATATAACCTTTTCGAAAGCCCTTGCTTTCAGCTGGCTGATATCTGTTTGAGTGAGTTTTTTCTTTCCGCGCTTTTTCGCCTTCATTTCCTTAACGAGCGTCTGCTCAAGATTCGTGACAACGGTTTCGACCGTATGCGTGATATGAGTCAAGGCCGCTTTCGCTGCTTCATTCTTTGTCTTTTTCTTGATGAGCTTCCGCGCCTCATTCATTCCCAGGCCTGCGATCGTGCTCAGGGCCGTTCCTATCGCTGGGACGATTGCCTTCATAAAAATACCTACAAGTAATGCTTCCATACTTTGTCTCCTTTCTGCTTTTGTTATTATCCTTCCCGGAGCATCTGGACGACCCAGGATGCTCTTTTCGGGACCTGTTTATAATATCTGCTGTCTTTTGCCTCATCTGCAGCTTTGCTCCAGTCAAGATCAAAGATCGCTTGAATCATTTTTCCGAATTTTCTGAACGTTCCGTAGCCGAGCTGGAATCTCATATCACAGAGCGCGAGCTTTCGATTCTCGGAAAAGCTTTCAAACCCGAGATCCTTATGACTGAAAATAAAAGATAGATCCTTGATGACTTCCGCGATATCATTCTCCAGGAGGTAATGAGCTTCCTTTTCAGAGATTCCATGATTATCGAGCTCTCTTCCGATTCCGATCGTATTCTTTCCGGCGCTGCATTTATAAACTTTAAGCCTCAGCGCTTCATGATCGATCAGGATCTTTCTGAGCTTATCCTCATCCACGATTTTATATCTCGGCTTTCCTTCATCCTTCTTTTTGAGCCGATCGATCTCCGCCAGAGCTGCCTTGAGATCATCTCCAACAAATTTAGAATTCGCAATCATCAGATGTATTCTTGCTCTTTGTGCTTCATCCATGGTTTTCCTCCTCTGGTTTTAATTCCCAAAAAATACGAGCTCCGCAATCCGGACAAAATCGAGATAAATAATCCGGCTGAAAGATGCCATCAACCAGGCCTCTGACAATCCGGACGCAATGAGCGCCGCAACAATTCTCGCAAACATATTCTCTTAATAAGACGAGCGATTTATTTTTAAAATCAACTATATGCTTTTCAGATACAAGATGCTCGTCATCAATGACCACTAATCCCTGATTGATTTTCATTCGCTGGATCCTGCCTCTCTGATTATGACGATGACTCCAGGAGTTTCCTTGTTTACAACGAATTCAGGCTCCCGGATTCTCTGAATCTGTTTCCATCCATCATTTGTGATTACGCCAGCTCCGATCAGAGCATCGAATATGAATTTCCGGCCGGCCTCGATATTATCCTTATCGCGCCGGCGGTCTTTTTCCATCCAGATAAATTTAATATCGATCGCGTCCATGGCTGGGATATCAGCTGCTCTGATGATCCGAATGATATCAGCCTCCCACTCCGCTTTCATCTGGGTTATCTCATATATTCGACTCTGAGTCCATTTTCCGTTACGAAATTTATTG